GGTTCCGACCCGGGCTTTCTCTGACGCATCTTGTTGTGCACCTGCACGTGTCCCATGGAGATGTCCCAACTTCGGTCGATGTCTTTGATGGACACGGGGGTGCCCTTCACTTTATAGGTGTCCGACAATGATTGACTCAAGATGAGTTTCGAATGGGGCACATCACCGGTGAGCAACTCAAGGGCGCGCTCCCTCGCCAATACCTGCGGTGGTTCGGGTTCCGAAGATTCGAGGATGACGTCTAACAACTCCTTGCACACCTCACGGACGTGGGGGGTGTTGTCCCGACGCACCAATTGCAAACCCTTCACGTCGATGTACTTGAACTCCACCCTCCCAGATTTCCCCTTCTCCCACAACTTGGCCGCGTAGCGTTTCTTACTGTAGAGAATGTAAGGCATGTACACCTTCTCCAACTCCAAATCGTTGGGTTTCTTGAACAGTCGGGTGCACTGCTCAGCGGCTTGTTCACCCAGTTCCCAACTGTAGTCGATGGCATCTTGCCCCGTGCGCCCTTGGACGTCAAATTCAACCATGACGGAATCGGTGTTATGAACAATCATGTGTCCCGGACCCACGTGGAAATGATGCGATTCAGTTGTCAAGTCATAGACATAGTCTGATGTGTTTCCGAGGTGCTCAATTTTTTTAATGGCGTGTGGATTACGTCGTTGAGAACCCGTGGTGCACGTCTGTCTCATTATATCGGTTTTATCCGAACGACAATTCAGTGACACGTTATAACCAAGACGCCGAGCGAGAAAACATAAACCCAAACTACCCTCTTTACCCTTCATATCGAAACGCGTAATTGTTTGGGTCTCATCATGGTCCCCATCAGATAGATAATACCCATCCCAAAATGCCTTGACGACGTCGAGAGGTGCGTTGAGTATACACGGAGGCACTATCTTTTCTTTGTGCGCGTTATAAAACAATGCACGATAGCGCAAAGTGACATCTTTTATTTTGCCAATCGGCACCAATTTATACACGCCACTTGATTTCAGTGTATCCAAAATCTTTGTTTCAAATGGACACATCTCTTGCATCGCTTCAAGAAGTGTCATGTTTGAATTATTCAGCGCCCATGTGTACTTTTCCCCATAGTGGCCACACGACCCGTCCCCAAGAAAGAAACCCATGACTTTCGCTTCCGCGACCGTGATGTCGGTTTGAATTTCAGTTTCAAACGCGAGTCCACAATCGTGATGCAAAAGTTCAACACCGACGGTGACATCCGTGGGTTTCAATTCACGTTTATCGACAGACAGCAGGCTGTGGTCTTCCGTGACGTCTGCAATCCCCGTGTGAGTCAAGACTCGGTATATGGGCTTATCTGTTTTATGTCTAACGACTTGTTTTATTTCTGTGAAACCCATGTCAGACCACACCTCAACGCCGTGAACATCTGAGCATTCTTTCCCATCAGACCTGGTCTCGTACGCCGACACCAATGCATCGATTCGAGTAGTCCTCACAACACCATTCTGTCTGATTAAGAGAGCTGAATCTGGAGTCACGGAATCACCGTACCTCACCTGTGCCCCTGGGAAGTTGGCTTCCACGTAGTTCTTTGTCTCCTCAATCATGGACCTCCCCTTGAACGTCACCGACGACGCGATGGCGACGCACGGCAACATCCCCCTCGCGGCCCCGGTGAACCCGTAGCACGAGTTCATGGAAATCTTATAGGCCAACTGCTTCCCGTTGTACACCTCCTTCATCCCCTGCGTGGTCGCCATGGCCATGTCCTTCTTCGCCTGTTTACGAAATTGCTTGAGCTCTGCCAAGATGGTCGGTAGTAAACTCGGCACGTTTTGAGCGAATTTGTACGTCTTCCCAGAGGCGAGGGTGAACGTCTCGTACTCCACCCCTGGAATGTTGCCATAGCGTCGCTCGTCCATGACCAAGGTACTGTAGCACAGGTTGTGGGCCATCATGATGGATGGGTACAACGATGCGAAGTCGAGGGCGGTGATGGGTGTGTAATAGGCCCCAGACTGAGCTTCGAGGACGGTGGCCCCTTCGTAGCCTTCCTCAGGGACTGCGCCTTGGTAGATGACTGGCACCAGGAACCCGAGTTCCGCCGCCTTCTTACACAATTGCGAAAACACTTTAATTTGCTGCCCTCTCTCGACGAGAAAACACAGCGGAACTGAAGTGGCTTTCGCCATCTCTAAGAGATTCACCAGGATGCACAACTTCGCCAGGAGCTTGTGTGGCAGGAGGGTGTCTTTGATGCAGTAATCTGCCACCTCACCCAATTCATGGGCGTCGCCTCCCTGAAACCTCCTAAAAATCTCCCGCGGTGGCATGTCCAACTTCTGGTCCCCCAGGTAGAGCTGGGCCACGCTGTTCAACTTGTAGCTGTCCAACTTGTACCCTTTCTTCACCTCGTGGAACAGGTCGAAGATGAACCGACCACTCATGGGCAGGAGTTTCAGCTCGTTGTCGCCCAGGGCGCTCGAGGACAACTTCTTGTAGAGCATCTCACACGGTGTGTGTTTGAACTTGCCCATCTCGAAAAACTCGGGCGCACACTTACACACCAACCCACGTTTCATGATGTATTCCAGGTCAAAGCCGAAGATGTTCCACCCCGTGATGATGTCCACGTCGGCTTTGCGCAAGTACCTCTGAAACCCCTCGAGCAACGCCTTCTCGGTGTCGAAGCTCTGAACCTTCTCTCCCTCTGTCTTCTTGTAGCACAGGCACACCTCCTCGTAGGGTTCGTCGCTCCCAAACTTGCACAGGGTCAGGGCGATCTGAAAACAGCAATCATCGGTGACGTCGGCGTCAGGGAACTTCCCAGTGGAGCTGTTGCACTCGATGTCCACGGAGGCGACGACGAACGGGGCGATGTCGTCCCTGGCGACGGGGGTGAGGGTGGTCCAGTCGTTGCAGAACAGGTCGATGTCCACGTGTGCCAGGTGGGAGCGCACGCACTTCCCACCGGTGTCCAACCACCCCGTGGACTGAATCCCCGTGCGATGCATGAGACGCAGGACTGGGTCGAGGTTGGCCTCGTAGACGCGGAGCTTGGTGTTCCCCCTCGCCAGTTGGAGCCCGTACTTGAGCGTGCTCGCGACGTACCTCCGCTTCGCCAGGTTGGCGCAGTCCAGGCGCATGAATGGAAACTCTTGGTTGTTTTGAAATCCCCACACGTCTTTGGACTTCTTTAACCCGTAGCCAACCAAACACTCAGGGCACCGTTTCTCCAATGCGTGGTAGACCTCGCGCACGGTCTGGGCCTTGGCGTCGGGAAGTTTGATGTAGAAATACGGAGTGAACTCCGTCGTGACGCAGACGGAGCGCCCGTCCTCGGTCTTGCCGAAGACGCTGATGAGGTGCCCGTTGTCCTCGTCATCCCGTGCTTCCCACGTCAGCGCCTGAAAGACCACCATGTGTATGAATCTCGGTCAAAATTTTAATATGTTTTATATAGTAAATGTCAGCTGCGTTGATTGAATTGGTCAGTCGAGGTGTCCAGGACACGTATACCACGTCGAATCCTGAAGTCAGTTTTTTCAGACAAAATTACAAGAGGTACACGAACTTCGCAATCAAACCCGAACGTCTCGATTATATCGGAACGTTCGCGTCGAATAATGAGGTCACGATTCCGATCCGAAGCAAGGGTGACCTGTTGTCCTACGTGTGGGTGGAGGCCCCGGACATCGGTGCCACTGGGGACAACAACACGGGTTTCTTCAGCAGCACGAAGGCGCCGACGGAGTTCTCTTTGTGGATCGGTGGTCAAGAGGTGTGCCGCTTGGACGCCCTGTACATCCAGGGTGTGCACAACGTGCTCTACCGCCCAGATGGGGCCAAGGGGAGCATGGCCGTCACGACCACGGACGTGAAGCCGAACGCGGTCGGATACAGCGGTTCCAACGCCGGGCACTACATGATCCCGTTCTTCTTCGGTGAGGACTGGACCAAGTGCCTCCCGCTCGTCGCCTTGGCGAACCACCAGGTGGAGATTCGCATCAAGTGCCGCACTGGTCTGACCCCGAGCGAGACCCCGAAGGTCTACGGTTCCTTCATCTTCTTGGACACCCAAGAGCGCGAGTTTTTCGTGAAGAACGAACAACGCCTCCTCATCAACCAGGTCCAGCACCAACCGATGGAAGAGACCGATACGGAGGTCGACCTCACCTACTTCAACCACCCGTGCCGCGCGGTGCACGTGGTCTCCTCCAAGACGGGTGGCGCCAACTGGGCCGCCAACTACACGTTCACGGAGAGCACCCTCTACATCAACGGCACGCCCCTTTTCGATGGCACCTCCAACGTCTACCATCACACCATCGTTCCGGAGATGCACACGACGTCCCTCCCCGATGACCTCCTCGACACCCTCCCGTTGTACACGTGGCCGTTCGCCCTCACCCTCAACAAGTCCCAGATGACCGGCTCCCTGAACTTCAGCCGCATCGATACGGCCACGCTCAAGCTCAAGTCCCCGAGTGGTGGTTCCGGTGGCATCACGCGCGCGTACGGCGTCAACATGAACGTCCTTCGCATTAAAGACGGCATGGGTGGGGTCGCGTTTGGAAACTAAATCTCACATCATTACATGATAGTCATCACCTCGTTGGCTCTTCTTCTATTCTTGGCAGCGTACAGAGATGTCAAGAATAGAAACAGATACTTTCAAGAAATAAAGAGGTACATTCCAAAGTTCACGAACGTCCTCGACTTCGGTGCCGGTCGTTGTGAACTCAGTGCTTACCTAAAAAACAGAAACTACGTAACGAGCGTGGACATTTACAAAGGGTGTCAGGACGCGCTCGTGTACGATGGACACACCCTCCCGTTCGTGGACGACGCGTTCGACGTGGTCGTGTGCATGTTCGTGTTGCATCACATCCCACATCACAGGGACATCATCGAGGAGTTGAAACGCGTGTGCGGGAAAAGAATCATCATCGTCGAGGACATGCCACAAACATTGTATCAGTACGTTATTTCGAAATTACATTATGTATTTTTTAAACAACCCATGAGTACCATCAAGCACATGCAGTCTCCCCAGACGTGGTGCGACCTCCTCGGTGGAGATGGACAGTGTACCATCGAAAAACTGAAATCCCACTCGTGGATTAATCCGACACCACACTTCGTCATAGTCAAGGATTTAGGGCCCACAAAAGGCGTCCGAGTCTGATTTCATCGCACTCGCACTCCTCCGAACACCCTTCATCCCTCTGGAGGTGGCACATGTCGCAGCGTATGTCTTCCACCTCGTAATCGGGGAGAAAGCCATCCCTCTTTAAGAGGTCCGCGAGGGCCACTTTCACGTGCGTGTCCACCCCCTTGATGAGGTCCTTCGCCAGTTTGGTGCACTCCTTGACGTACGGGTGCTTGACGAGCACGAAGGCTTTCATGGTATGTTTATTGTTCGGACGGTCCATGGCCAGGAGTTCCTTCGTCCGCATTTGTATCTTCGTCTCCGTGTCCATGAGTTCTTCGAGGCGCTCACAACGTCCAGTCTTCAAAAACTCATCCACGATGTCCACGGAACTTTGTCCGACACCATGGACGTTCGCGATGTCCGCGCCACACGTGATGGTCTTCAGACACTTGATGGACTCCGCGACGCGGGCGAAGGACGCGGCCCTCCCCTCGTCGTCGTGTTCCTCGTAGGCTTCACTGAGATTTTCAAAAAGTTGGACGATTTCGTCTTTCATGATGTTCTTTTTTTTGGGGTGGGGGGCACCACTCACTAATCTGGGGGTATTTCCTCACTTTTTCACATGCTGACCATCCGCCTCGGGATCACGGACGACACGACCACCATGGACCTCGACCGCTACTTCACGAGCGTGTGGTGCCATAGGGAGCCCGTGAAACTCATATTCGACACCACACAGTGTTCGCGCCTCTCCCTCCGAAAGATGTTGAGCTTGCGACGCGTCCTCAACAAGCACCGGAGCGACGCGCGGAAGTACATAGATCACAGCGAGGTCCTCGTGCGGAGTGCCCTCACTAAACGTGTGTTGACCATGGCCCTCTGTATAATACGAACAGAGAGACCCGTTAAAATTTCTAGAGTTTAATATAAGAGATGTACAAACCGGCGAGGTATTTCACGGGTCTCACCCCCTCGGAAAAGAAACAGAGATATTTGAAAATGTTAAAGAAAACCTACGCCCCCTTCCCCACGAATAAAGGAAAGAAAACGCGTACATCTTCATACACCTTGAAATTTAGAAAGATGTATGGAGACGACGTCAAGTCGTTGCCTCAAATCGCCAAGGCCACAGGCATTCCCCTGCGTACCTTACGCACCGTCTATAAGAGGGGTCTCGCGGCGTGGCGCACGGGACACCGCCCCGGGGCCACTCCCCAACAGTGGGCCTACGCGCGAGTGCACAGCTACGCCACGAAGGGGAAGACATGGCACACGGCTGACAAAAATCTTCACACGAAGTAAAATTAAATTCTTTGCTTGGCGAGTAATTTTATGTAATCGTTAATTTTCTTGTTCCCCTCGCGAATCATGTTTTGAAGTTCTCGGAGTTTCGCGTTTTCCTTTGCCTGTCTAATTTTTTGAGGAGTTCTCAGGATTTCATTCAACAACTCCTTATCGGTTTTGTACCGTCTAGACTTTTTCGTCTTCTTCCGTGGCGTCGTCACCTGGAGTCCGAGCGCTTTCGCCTTTTCACGCAGTTCGGGGGTGTTCATTTATATATCCATATAAAATATATGACAACTTCACTATGGGACATTTTACCAATCGAACTTCAGGAGATAATACTAGAAAAATCGGTAGAATTATGTCGTGAAGAGTACATCAACGCCGGTATATCGAAACATAACAGGGCAAAGAAAAAACAGGGAAGGGGGTTGCTCACCGCGGACATGATTCGGTACATCCAAACCGGGACGGACCCCATGGAACTCATTAACTGGGCCTTCGAGACGGAGGTTCGCGAACTGGAACTGCTCGTGGACCCCCCGGTGCACCTCCTAAACAGGGTCTACGATTACGATTACAGTGCGTATTACGACGAGTTCCTCAACCGAGCCGCGGAGTACATCGAGAACCCCGAAAACAAAGATGAGTGGATCGTTCCATCGGAAGATTGTTGGTTGACGATGTTTACGAAGTTGAATGATTTTCAACGTAAACATGGACATCTGAACACACTCGACGATGACCCGAAGTTGTACCTGTGGTTGGAACACCAAAAAGACCCG